CAGCCACAAGAGCTGCAATAGCTGCGATAATAAGTACGATTGGATTTGCGAGCATCGTTGCATTCAGTGCTGCAAAAGCCCCTTTCACCGTATTGATGACTCCAGCAATCTTCGGTACAACCGTCATGATCGTACCGACTGCAGATATGACCTTTCCAATCACGATAAGCACGGGACCGAGTGCTGCTGCCAGAAGGGCAATCGTAACGACCGTCTTCTTCGTACCCTCACTCAGTCCATTCAACCAGTCCACAAATTTCTGCACCCAGCCCACAATCTGTTTGATGGCCGGCATCAGAAGTTCACCAAAAGATATCGCCAGGCCTTCCAGTGCAGATTTTAAAATAGTAATCTGTCCCTGTAAGTTATCAAGCTGTGTATCTGCCATCTGCTGTGCGGCACCACCACTAGCAGTGATTTTCTGCTGGAGGTCATCCCATGTGCTTCCTGTATTAGCAAGCAGTGCATTTACGGAAGACAGGTCCGTCTTGTTAAAGATCGTGCCTATGATGTTGGACTTCTCTGCTGATGTCATTCCGTCCATGCTCTTATTCAGGTCACCAAGGATATCATTCATTGACCGCATGTTTCCTTCGGAATCATATACGGAAATGCCCAGTGCTTCCATCTGGGCAGCTGCCTTATCCGTAGGATTCTGCAGTGACAGAATAATATTACGGAGATGTGTACCGCCTTCCGCTCCCTTGATACCATTATTTGCAAGGATACCAAGTGCGGTATTCAGTTCTGCCGTACCGCCCTTGATGGATTTGGCTGTCGCACCAATGGTAAGGATTCCTTCGCCAAGCTGTGCAACCGATGTGTTCGTGGTAGATGCCGTCTTAGCCATCTGGTCTACCATCGTTTCTGCTTCGTCCACTCCCATTCCAAGGGCGGACATCGCATCCGTTACCATATCGGAAGCATCGGCAAGGGCAATATCTCCGGCTGCTGCCAAGTTCAGGACGGTCGGCAGTGTATCACACATCTGCTGTGTATCGTATCCGGCAAGGGCGAGGTAATTCAATGCCTCTGCACACTCGGATGCGGAAAAAGCCGTTTCTGCACCCATCTTCTTTGCCAGCTTGGAAAGGGTATCCATTGTATTTACGGACTGACCGTTTACCGTTGACATGGCATCCTTAGTGATTCCCATTGTTGCCTGTACCTGTGACATGGAAGATTCAAAGTTGGCTGCAGTCGTTACGGATGCCGTACCTAGTGCCGTCACTCCGGCTGTTACCGGGAGGAGTTTCTGTCCGGCAGAGGAAATGTTATCCCCGGCCGTCTTTAACTTCTCACCTGTTGCTGCAATCTTCTGCACTGCCGTTGCTGACTGGTTCGCCTGTGTTTCCAGATTCTTTAAGTCCTGCTCTGTTTCCACGATCTCCCTCTGAAGTGCATCGTACTGCTCCTTTGAGATCTCGCCATTGGCAAGTGCCGTATTTGCCTGTTCTGCTGCGGTCTTTAAGGTAGCCAGTTTCTCTTTTGTTTCGCTGACCGCTTCCGCAAGCAGTTTATGCTTCTGTGCCAGAAGCTCCGTATTTCCCGGATCCAGTTTCAGCAGCTTATTCACATCCTTAAGCTGTGACTGGGTGGACTTAATCTGTCCGTTCACGCCTTTCAGGGCGTTCTGCAGTTTTGTTGTATCGCCACCAATTTCAACAGTAATACCCTGAATACGGCTTGCCATGCCTCTCACCTCCTCCTAAAAATGGGTACAAAAAAAGGAGCATTTCTGCTCCGTAACAAAAGAAAAACACCTGCCATTTCTGACAGATGTTCTATGTAATATTATAATTTTTACTTCACATATTTTAAAAGATCATCGATATCCCATAACTGCATCATGGTATTTCTGCTCTCTGCAAATTTTCTTGCATCCCTTGTAAATCTGGTTGATGTTACAACAACGGACTGATTGGCCTGCATTGCTGTCTGGACTCCATACAGGCTCCTTACAACACTGACATCCACCTTATGTTTTTCTCCCCAATGCTTGCATTCTACAATCAGAGTAAATGGAAACGGATCAGCCTTTGTAGCAATAATATCACTGCCACCATCCCTTGTTGCCTTGGTAACCTTTACGGTAAATCCCAAACTTTCAAATATCTCCCCTACAAACAACTCAAATTCCCTCGGAGTCATATTTCTTATCCGCTCTCGGTTCTGTTCCAGAATGTAATCGGCTTCGATGTATTCTTCATATGCATAATCACTGTAGTAATCATCAAATTCATATTCTATATCCGCACCCGGCTCATCCACAAACTCTCCACCGTAGCATTCAGAATCCGAATAATTGAATGCTCCGACCGGATATTCATATCCACGGATATTATACTCTATATCTCTTCCGCAACCCTCACAGCAGAATTCTCCATAAAAATTATATTCTACTTCAGCACCCATAGATCTTTCCGTTGAAGTTGTATCATAATCCAGACTGTCCGCTTCTACAAATGTGATGTGTCCGCAGTTATTACATTTTACATAAAAATCGCCGGAAACCTTCATCATTGTAACCACCGTCCTTTTCTTGATTTTCAGCCTTTTTCTGCTGATAGTATAACAGAAAAAGGCTGTATTCTCAATTAGAAACGGTCGAAGTCTTCCTGTGTCGCAAGCTCGGCATACTTATAGTTATCGTTCCGGCTCTCACTGTACATATCATTGATGAGTCCTATTGACAGCTTTTCAAGGTCTGCTATCGACAGACCTAACTGTACACATCTGAGCAGAAACAGTGGTGTTGTCATTTCACGCTCTGTTGGACGAAGTTTTTTTTAGCTTCCACATCCGTTTTTACATTCAGCCCCCAAAGCTCAATAAGCTGCGGAAGAACCTGATAAATCGAGAATGTATTGAAATTATCAAGCCATTCCTCCGGTGTATCCGGGATGGACGGGTCTGCATGCTTTGCCATAATAAAAGCAATGTTCTCAAACATCTCAAGGGAAAACATATCAAGGTTTGATGATTCCTCTTTTCCGTCACCGATGCTCTTTTCAAGTAATGCCAGGTCTTTATAAATATCCCTCTGGAATTTTAATCTGTAGATTCTTGGAATGGCTGCACTCGCCTTGAATGCAACCATCCGTCCGTCAATTTCTATATCTTTTCTGATACCCATGTCTTAGTCCTCCTTATGATACACTCTTGGTTGATTTTGCTGACTGCTGCTCTGCTGTGGAAGCCGCCGGAAGATACACACTCTTATACCAATTATTGTAAACAGTCTCAGTTGTGGAATCTCCCGTTTTTGCCTTGACATATCCGTCTGCCATAGGTCTTGCCTTGATGGTCAGTGTTTCCGTCTGCACTTCCTTATCTTCCTCATTCGTCTTGGACTCAATGGTCGGACGTGATGCGGAACAGTTATAAAGCACATGACGGATCTTGCGGATATCCCCGTCAAATTCAAACAGGAGTGCAAAACTGCCTGTCTCGGAATTTGCATTCTCCACAAGCACCTTATTGGCATCCTGCTCCTCTTTTAAAATATCCGTGCGGAATGATTCAGGGATCATTGCAAGTTCAAGGTCACCATCGTATCCCTGGTTGTTATTGATCACGTAATATTCAATGCCGTCCGCATAAAACGACTCCGGCTCTCCGGTCGGATCCATGCTGATGGATACCGCACCGGGCATCGGCACGGGTGTTCCAAAGCTGACCGTACCTTCTTCTGCAACCGTAATCGGTGCGTAATGCACGTTGCAGATATTAAATTTGACTTTATTCTTTTTATTCGCCATCTTCTATACCTCCATCTGATAAAGCACCTCATACAGATTTTCAGATTCGATCCATACTTCGCTTTTTTCATAAAAAATGCCATGCCCGTCAAGCATGGCTTCTGTCTGCTGTTCCAGTTCTATATTTTTTATATCCGTGTAGATTTCTATGTTCAGACGGTCTGTCTTAAAATACACTTTCCCGTCTGCAGAGAAATTGTTGCTTCCCGGATACAGGAATACTGCAAAAGGCGGATCAGGGGATTCCCCTTCCGCAAAATGATGATAGGCATATGGAAGTCCGATTTCTTCCATCACTGCCATGACTTCTTCATGTGTCACGAACGCAGCCCCCTCTCTATCTTCTGCACCAGCTCCCTGTTTCCCTTTTCTTCAGCCGGGGCAATATGCTCCCTTCCGGCTACCCTGCCCCCGCCGCGTTTTGCATGGCCGTGTTCCAGGAGATGGGCTATCTGGTATCTGTCCTTAGAATGAACCGTCATGGTAAGGGAGTTGCTGCTCTCCGCTGTCTTTTTGACCGCCCAGCTTTTCTTATACCTTCCTGTCCGCTTCGGGGCATTTGCCTGTATATCCTTTTTCACGGTCTTGGATACATCCTTTACCGCATCCTTGACGGTATCCGTGGCAAGGTCTGCATATTCCTTCAGACCATCCATGATCACATCCGCCAGACCGTCAACGGTCGTTCTTCTCTCTGCCATCTCCTCACCTCTTTGCCAGGGCAGCCCTGATCTTCACTGTCTTATTCTTATACTGCACGTTGTCAACAAACGTAATATTATAAATATTCCCACGGAACAGGATGCGGAAATGCTCCGTATCAAGAGCGGACACCTCACTGCAGTAACGGATGACAAAATCAAGTTCCGTTTCCACATTGACCTGTTTTGCTTCCCAGTACTCCTTACCGGAAAGATTATTCACATAGGAATAACATTTATAATAGTCACTCCATACAAGGGTATGGTTTCCTGTCCCATCCTTCTTCGTGCTGCTTTTCTGTATCATGATCCGTTCACGCATGAGTTCTATCATCAGAATATCTCCCTCCTGATTCCAAAAAACAGATACTTCAGTGTTTCCGTCATTGTCTTATGATCTGCTTCTTCCCGATGCTCATACAGGTAGGCAATAACATACAGTTCTGCAGTACGGACAACAGATTCATACTCTTTGAGTTCTTCCGGGGGGTGTCTTGTCACATCTAAGATCAGGCGGTCGGATGTTTCCATCAGACGGAGGATGAGTTCATCCTCGTCTGACGAATCAACCCTGAGATACCCTTTGGCTTCCTCAAGCGTTACGAACATCCTGCCACCCCTACTTTCCGGCAACCTTGATATCAAGTGTCTTGACTGCCTCGGAAAGGATCAGCTTGCCGTCCACACGCTCGGAAGCAAGGAATCCGACCTGTCCTGTTGTAGCATAAAGCTCATTCAGTCTCTTGAAACTTCTGCCCTGGCGGTCTGCGATCCAGTAGTAACTGTAATCACCGAATGCCATGACACGGTTTCCGGCTGCAAGCTCCGGCACATAGATGGATGTACGGTAAGGACGGTTTAAGATCTTATCAGGTTCTCCTTCCCTTACGGACGGCTGCCAGATATAATTTCCGTTTCCGTCCTTCAGCTTTCTGATTGCCTTTACGGTCGAATCATTCAAAAGCCATACCGCCTTGTTACGGTAAGGAGCACGTAGGGAATAATAAAGATCCATGACATCATCAAACGTGATGGATGTTCCGGTGGATGTCACACCTGTCTCAGCACCGCCTGTGGCATTGAAGATTCCGGTAGGCTTGCCCTTGCCGTCACCGATAAAGAACGCCTCTTCTTCCTTCGTACCGATCCTTCTTCCGAACTCCCTTGAGATGTACTGCTCGATATTGAACACACTGTCATTTAAGAGTTCATCGGACACCTTGATCATGGTTGCCAGCTTAAAGGCACTGATGGTTGTCTGTCCGAAGCTGTCATCAGATTCCGGGAACTGACCGCCCTCATCGATCCATGCCGCCTCACCCTTGGATGTAACGATTGGAATCTTGCGGTCACCGCTCGATGTCTTGATGACGGTTGCAAGGTTACGGAAGAACACCTCCTCTTCCAGTGCTTCCACCAGTTTCTTCTCGTACTCATCCGGTACAAGATAACCGCCCTCGGAATCTGTGCCGATGGTAAGGGCATTCTGTACTTCATAGGACAGCACCTTGTTTCTCATGCCGTTCCAGAACGCTTTTCTGTACTCATCGGTTGCCCTTCCGGTCTTTGTATCACCGCCAGTCTTTGCATCCGGCTTGTTGGTGATCGGTGTGCTTGTTGCCTTGGAAAGTTCTGCATCGATGGCAGCCTGTCTTTCCAGTCTCTCGATCTCCTTTCCGAGATTTACGACATCATTTTCCATCTTGTCGTAGGTTGCTGCATCCTCAGCGGACACAAAGCCTTCCTGTGTTCTCTTGGCATCAAGGAATGCCTTTGCTGCCTCCCATGCCTTTGCTCTTTTTTCTCTTAACTCTAAAATCTTACTCATCTTGAAATCCTCCTTAATGTGTTAAAAGACTCAGTCTTTTTTCTAACTGGCTGACTGGTATCATGTCATCCACACGGGATACCCTGGAAAGGAACGATTCATTCATCGCCTTGGTGGAATACATCATGGAATCCTGCTGGAACGGGAACTTCTTTTTCTTGTTCTTATCCTCGTCTTCCTTTTCTTTTCCTTTCCCTCCATCACCGCCTTCCTCCGGTTCTTTTTCCGGCTTTTTAGGCTTTTTCTTCTCTTCATCCGTCTCACCGGAAGAAAAGAGTATCTTATCCGCAAATCCAAGCTCCACTGCCTTCTTCGCATTGAACCAGGTCTCATCGTCCATCATGTGGGAGAGCCTTGCACGGGTAAGCCCCGTCTTGAATTCATAGGCATTTAAGATCGATTCCTTGACCTCGTTTAACATGGCGATTGCTTTCTGCATATCCCTTGTCTCGCCCATTGCCATGGTCGCAGGATTGTGGATCATCATCATTGCAACAGGGGATACACAAACCGTGTCTCCTGCCATTGCGATCACGGATGCTGCCGAAGCTGCAATACCGTCTATCTTGACTGTCACGCTTCCCTTGTAGTCACGGAGCATGTTATAGATCTGTGCTGCCGCGAACACATCACCGCCCGGAGAATTGATCCACACCGTGATATTTCCGTTTCCGGCATTCAGTTCATCCTTGAAAAGCTGCGGTGTCACTTCATCCCCATACCATGTTTCATCCGAGATCATGCCATTTAAAAAGAGCGTTCTTTCCATGTCAGGCACGCTCTCATCTTCATTTTTTATCCAGTTCCAAAACTTCCGCTTCATCGTTTACCTCTCTTTCCGCTGTTTTCCTGTACCGGAGCGTTCTGCTGCCCCGTATCCGTCTTTGCAAAAGCTCCCGCATCCGCAAGTTTGGTCATTGCACCGTTTATCAGATACAGGTTTCCCCCTTCCTCATCCGGGATCGGGTTCATGTTTTCCATCTCACGGATGTCATTGGCAGAAAACCATCCGTTCTGCCTTCCGACTGCATAGCCGTTCATCCTCGACTGGTAATCCCCACGGAGCAGACCGTCCACATTCAGCTTGATAAAATACTTTCCTTTCTCTCCCGGCAGAAGGAGCGATCTCTGTAAGGACTGCTCCCATCTGATCACCCACGGATCAAGTGTGTATTTTACGAACTCCAAGGACTGCTGCTCGATATTGGAAAAGCTCGACTTATCAAGGTCACCGACCATATGTGGCGGTATCCTGTACAGTCTTGCGATCTCATTGATCTGGAATTTCCTTGTTTCAAGGAACTGTGCTTCTTCCGGTGGGATACCTATCTGCTGGTACTTCATGCCCTCTTCAAGCACTGCGATCTTGTGTGCGTTGTTCACGCCACGGTACACGGAGTTCCAGGACTCCCTCACCTTTGACGGGTCTTTCAGGACACCCGGATGTTCCAGGACTCCGCCCGGATTTGCCCCGTTTGCAAAGAAACTCGCCCCGTATTCCTCACAGGCAAGCGTCATGCCAACAGCGTTCTTTGCCATCGCAATCGGGGAATATCCAATCAGTCCGTCAAACCCAAGTCCCGGGATATGAAGCACATCCTCGGCTTTCAGTTTGATATTTCCATATTCCTTGAACGTAGGGTTCTCATCACTGTTTCTGGAATACACATAATAGATGTTTCCTTTGTCATCCCTCTGCACCTCCATCTTGTCCGGAAGGAGCGGATACAATCCAAGCACCCTTCCCGCCCCGTCCCTTATGATCTGGGCATAAGCATTTCCCCATATTAAAAGATGACTCATCAGTGTTTCCCTGAACACAAATGAAGTCATCTCCGGGTTCGGCTCATCATGGAGCAGATAATATAGCGGATGGTCATGCACCAGCTTCTTGCCTCCGTCATCCTGATATTCATATACATGAAGAGGTAAGGATGCGACTGCCTCCGCAAGGATTCTGACACAGGCATATACTGCCGTGGTCTGCATTGCAGTTCTTTCATTGACAGGCTTTCCGCTCGTTGTCCTTCCAAACAAAAACGAATATCCTGCATCTGCTGCCTTATCCACAGGCTTATCCCTTGCCTGTCCGAATCCGAATAAACTCTTAATTCCCATGTGACACCTCCTAAAAATGGGTACAAAAAAAGCACCTCCGAAGAAGTGCCGTTCCTGATCATCTCTGATAATTGTTCAGTCGTGGGAACTCTTTCCCATTCCTGTAGTAATAATATTTTCTCAGTGCATTCTGCATTGGATTTTTCTTTGGGTTCTCAATCGGTTTCAGTTTCATCAGCGAATCATACATAAGGTCATCATCCGCTACCACTGTTTCCAGATCCAGTCCGAGGATCTCCTCTGCTTTCAGTGCAAGGGACTTCCTTGTCTGCGCCCCGTGCTCACCGCTAAGTTTGGGGTCTTTTTCCATACTGTTCATAAAAAATTCTTCCTGCATACGAAATGCCTCCCTGTGCTTTTCCTATATCTTAACACAGAAACATGCAGCCGGATTATGATTTTACAGAATCA